CTGATAGTGTGACTTCATCGCAAAGATTAGTCCTGTAGGACCGCTCATTGGTTGTACACCACAGATGTCGTATGCTACCAAGTTTGGCATAGCACGACGGATGAGGCTAATCATCACTGGATCAAATCCAGCAAGTCCGCCTGTTTTTGTATCAAGTCCTGAACCTGAAAGTGCGTTTGTACCAATGGCACCAACTGTGTTGGATGCTTCATTGATCATTCCACGCTCTTCTCTAAGTTGAGACTCTGTATTTTCTAACAGTACAGCGGTAACAGCTTTTCTATAATTGTCCTTGATGGTGCCAGCACCCTCATGACTTAGAACAGGTGACCACTTTTCTGTTAGAGCTTTTGAGTTAAACATTTGCTCTTATGAGAAAAATAGATTTATTTTATTATCAGGAATTCCAGCGGTTCATTGCATCAAGGTACTGTGCCATTGCTGGTGTTACCTCTGCGTCTGCTCCTTCTACTGGAGTTTCATCTGCAACCTCACTTTGAGGTGCGGCTGTTTCTTTGAAGTATGCTTCCTTGATGGTAGTAACCTTCTTGGTGAATGCTTCTTCAGAAACGAACTCTAGACCCTCAGCGAGTGCTGCGAGTTTATCTTTCTGAGTATCTGCCAATCCTTCTGAAACATTGTTCAGAATATTTTTTCTTGCAGTCTCGTTAAGATTATTTTGTAGTCTCACATTTGCTTTGACCTGTTCGTCAAGGCGTGCTTCCATCTCACGAATTGATTCAGCCATACCCTCTACCACGTCAACTTTCTCGTCGGGGATAGAGATGTAGTGCTCTTCAAAGAGACCCTTAAGACCTGCAATGAAGTCTTCGGTTATCTCATTTCTTATTCCACGGTCAATAGCAACTTGATTTTGCTCTACCCATTGACCAATGGCGTAGTTAACTGTACCATTAACTTCCTCGGATAACTCTGCCTTAGCAGCGTTTACTTGCTTATCCAATTCGTCGGCAAAGTGTTCTACAAGCTTGTCATACTCTGATGAAATTTTTGCTTTTACAGCAGATTCAAAAATGATCTTTGCTTTCTCAGCAAATTTCTCAGAGAGTTCTGTGCCCTCTACTAGAGCAGCAACGTCTGCGGAAACGTCAAGATCCTCAAATGAAGGTTTGATAGGATATGTTACTTCAGGACCAGTTTTGGTTGCGTATGCAGCATCTGCACCAACTGTAGGTTGTGTACCCATATCACCAGCATCACTGATATTTGATGTTTGAGCAGATCCATCGCTTTGTGCTGCCTTGTCTCCAACTGGAGCGGCTGCTTTAGCGCCTGGATTTGGTTCTCCATCATCATCATGCTCGTTAGGAGTAGTGGATGTACCACCAAGATCCGTGGGAGCAGACTGACCATAAGATTTACCAGCATCAACTGTTGGCATAGGATCCTTACCGCCAGAACCAGTCTGTGCGTCAGAAACCTGAGAGGGTTCGCTACCTGTACCAGGAATAACTGTTGCTTGAACAGTAGGCATCTTGGATTGATCGTCTTCTACGATCACTTTTTGTGCGGTAACTAACTCCTCAAATTTTTCGTTAAGCTTGTCTGACATCTGAGTTTTCCTCGTAATTTCCGTATAATTAATCTAAGTTTATTTATAAATCAAAGTTTTCCGAGGAAATCCTCAAACACTTTGAGGGTCTTCTCTTCCAATTCCTGACGCGATGAGGCGTCCATGATTCCTTTATATTTAGCAACTTCAGTTTCCTTTAGTATACCATTACACCAAACCCATTCTTTTCCTTCCATGATGCCATTGACGAATGCATCTGGTGCGGAAGGATCTGCTACTATATCAGCAGCAGTGGTAAGCATGAAGTCGTCTGCAACAACGTTACAGTCTTCACTTTTTTGAATGCTTCCCATACCACGAGAGGAAACACCCAACTGAACACCTTCGCCTAGTAAGTTCTTTGCGATGTTACCCATTGGTGTATCTAAGATCTGTGCTTTGCCAATAAAGTTATTACCTTCAGCGCGGAGATCTGTAATTCTATGAGACACTCTATCAAGGTTGATAGTAGGACCATCTGGATGACCGAGTTCACCTAGAGCACGTTTTGATTTTACATATTCTTCATTGTATCTCTTAACCTCACGGTCAAGAACACTAAAAGGATACATACGACCATTACGGTTCTTTAGTTCTGATTGTAAGAAAACACCTTCAATGTAGAGAAGTTTTTTTCCATTCTTCTCTTCAGTAATTAGTTTGACGTTTTCAATCGTTTCCGTTATCAGTTTCATCGGTTACTTCCGTTTCTGTTTCTGTGGGTTCATCAAAATATGTATTCGCAACAGACTTTTTATAATCTGCCATAGCATCAGATGCTTTAGCAAATAACATGTCATGAATTGCATTGATTGCATCAGAGCGTTTGTTATCGGCAATTTTATTGACGATATTTACTTCTCCTTGAAATGGATCAGCTTCAGTATGTTCTGCCATAATATGAGTTCAGTATATTCTATTTAGTATTTGTTGTTGGTTTAGGTGCGGACTTAGCTCTTTTAAGGTCTCTTGCGAGAGCGTCATCAGCAGCTGCAGTGTCTCTTTCTGCAGCATCATCTGCTTGCATTGCCTGTATTTCAGGAGCGAGTGCCTGATTTGCTTGAGTAAGTTGATCCAAAGTATTTGTTTCTGCTGGATCAAGTGCAAGACCAGAAGATATATCTCCTTTCATTTGCTTATCAATCTCACGCATATCTTTGTTAGTTTGTCCAAGAATTTCTTTACGAACATACTCCACAGAAAAATACTTTCCAACAAAAGGATCCATCTGTGTGACAGTCATCATTCTTTGGTTCATCATCTCAATATTTTTTAATTCGTTGAAATGATTATCAAATAGAAAGTCATATTGCATATGCTCTTTCATATCTTCCCAATCTTCAGGAGCAATTACTCCCTTCAGGATAAGTTGAGTTTTAAGCATATCATGGAACATCTCGCTAAATCTTTTGCGGAGACGACCAATGAACTTAGTAAACTTAAGTTCGTCACGGAGAACCTCTGTTGTCTTACCTAGATTAAATCCTTTATTGTCATCTGTAAGACGAGATGGAGGTAAGTTTAAACTGTTATATAATTTCTTTTTAAAATACTCAACATCCTTGAGTTCACCTAGGTTCTGACCACCTGGCAATGTAGTAATTTCAGTTCCTCTACCACCCTCTCTACGTGGTAACCAGAAATCTTCTAGCATACTCATATGTTTTTTATCGTCACGCATCTCACCAGTGTTTGCATCATACACTAGCTTATTACGATAACGACTCATAACATCGCGGAGATATTGTTCTGCCTTCACCTTTGGAAGATTACCTACGTCAATGTAGAATATTCTACGTTCTGGTGCACGAGAAAGTCTGTATATAACTAGAGAGTCTTCAATCATTCTAAGTTGATTGAGAGACTTGATTGCCTTATGAAGGAAACCAAGAGTCATTCTCTTGTTTAAATCTTGTAGTCCAGATGGACAAAAAGTAATAGAATCCACTGCCATCTTGACACCTTGTGACAATGACATGTCACCAATAGGTCCCAAAACACCACCTTTATAAAAACCTTTTGGATTATAAAGGTAATAATCAATAAATGTTCCGTACTGATATTCTAATGCTGTACCTTTCATTGCTTGTCTTTGCAATGAATCCATGTTCTTTTTATTATCAATCTTCTGACGAACTTTCTTGATCTTCATTGGATCAATATAACGAAGTTCTGTAATACCTTTTTTTGGATTGTCTAAGTCAATGACTTTATGATAAAATAATCTTCCATCAATATACCATGATCTAACAATCTCGTGTGCACGATTGTCAAAGTTTAATAAGCGTTTAATATATTCAAACTCATCTCTTATTTTTCTCTTAATACTCATGCCAGCATCTAGATTATCTAGATTAAGTTCTACAGGAGTATCGTGAGAATCACTCACAACAAATTCATTTACAACTTCGTCAACTGCACTGTCAACCTCAGGATGTAGTGCCATGTCACGATAACGACGGATCATCTCATACTCATTACGAGCTTGATTATCCGTGTCCACATATGTTCCATAATAACCACCAGCTGCTACGGCAATTGCCTCATCAGCATTAGGAGGGACAGGGGACTGACCCTTCTGACCCTCCTTGCGATTAATCTGGAAGCCAAATAATTGACTCATTTACCTAGTGATAATAGTTCTCTTACTTATATTTAGCAGAGTTAATTATACGACGTCACGAGTGCTTGCGCCTTCACTGAGTTTAGTTCCAGTTGCTTTTGATGTTAATCCTACACCAGCGGTGAAGAATGAGTACTGCCATTCAACTGTAAACTCAGCGACCTGATCATTGCTGTCATAAGCAAGATCAATTGCGGAGACGTTAGTTGGGAAACAGTGATGTAACTGATAAGTTCTAATTACAGAACCTCCCACCTGATCATCTTTCTCTAATTGAGAAACAAAAAGATCTGCCATATATCCAGTAGTACCTTGATTAGGTAGGAATCTTTCAGCAGTATTGCCCTCATGACTGTTGATACTATTTGCCCAATCTTCAAACAGACCACGGACTTCCATGTTACTGTCTGCAAAGAATGTTGCAGTCCAAGTATCAAAGGTGCGATCACCTGCGATCTTAACTGTTCTTCCTCTGAAAGGAACTTCAATCACACCCAAGTTAGAACCTGGTAGTGCAGCAGACTTACAAAGAATGTTTGTAAGACTTTTGTCTGTAGTTCCGAAGTCTCCTCCAGCTGGAAAACTGATATCAACCGCAAACATATTAGGCTTAATGCCTTGGTTGATAGTGGATAGAAACGTTGATACGTTATTTGTTGCCATTGTTTTTTACCTCGTTTTTTTAGCGACCTACAACTTCTTGGAATGAAACTCCAGTCTTAGTTGCTGTTACTGTGACTGTGACATAGTTGATAGAACGAGTTGGTTTTACAAAAATTTCAGCAACGAATTCATTTCTATCAATAACTTCACCTGTGTTATTTGAATCATCACAAACAACTAAGTAATCTGTGACTCCTCTACGTGCTTGTACTTCACTTAAGTATCCACTTAGTGCAGCGTTGAAACCAGAACGAGTTACAGCATCGTTCTGTTCAAATAGTACGCCTTCAGCAAGTCCTCTTGCTCTCTTCTCAATGTTGAGGAAGAGACGACGAACGTTGATTCTGTCAAATGCGGATGGAGATGCAAGAGCAGTCTTGTCACCGAATAATACAGGACCTGAACCAGGAAATGCAACAACAGGATTTATTGCAGCAGTGTAGAGATCATCTCTAGCTGCTTTGTTAGGATTGAAAGCAAGTTTCACAACGTTCTGTAAACCACCCCTTGCAGTTCCAGCTGGAGAAATCCAGTCGTCACTAATAGCAGAAGTAGAAACACAGAGACCAGCGACATCACCATTACAACCGATGTAACGATACTTATCGTTGAAACGATCATACACATATTTGATTCCGCTATCCTTAACAACATAAGAACTAGAACCAATACTAGAGAAGAAGTCAACAGTATTTTCTAGTTGTTGTGCGGGAGTTAATGCAGAGTTACCAGATGTAGCAATTTGGTTGCCATTGTAAGGAGAAACAAATGCGATGCAATCTTTTCTTCCGTTAGCAACACCAGCAACTACTCCTGCCTTAGAAAGAGTATCAGACTCATTTCCCATAGAACCACCCATAAGAACAAAATCAATTTCAGTGTCTTCAGTATCTGAGTATAAATTATACGCTGCTTGAATTTCACCAGCAGTATACGCATAGTCATCTGTACCACCAGATAGAGTTCCACCAACAGTAGTTAAAACATATGCTATTGTTAAAGGAGCAGCTGCGGTTGCATTATAAGATGATGCAGTTCCACCAGGTGCTTCACCAACTGGAGTATAATCACTAGCACTTAAAGCAGCTGCGTAGATATACTGAGAGAACTCATTTACATAACTTACCCAGTATGTGCTAGCTCCTTCAGGAGATTTACCATCAGATAGTTTAGAAAGATATGTCATTCTTTCTACAACTGTATTTGTGCTCTCATCAATAACTGCAACGTGAACTTCGTCAGCAGATAGATAACGCTCAGATGCGAAAGCAGAAGTGCCAGGACGAGGAGCAATATTTTTATATGTTAAACCAGTAGATCCAATTGGAATAGCGTTCCAGTCAGAATTTGTAAATGTAGCTTGTGTAAATCCGTTACCAGATACTGCACCAGAAGCACCGTGTTTAATACCAACTGTGTTGTCATCAATAACAACTGTAACTTCATGATCTGTTGTTGCACCATCACTAAGTGCTGAACCAACTGCAAGACCATGACCAGTTTTAGTCATTTTACTGTCAGCAACTTTATCAGCAACTACTACACGAAGATTGTTACCAGCTGCACCAGCGTCTCTTGCGACGAATGCTTCTGATGAACCAGCACCAGCTTCATAATCTTCTTTTGATCCAATCAATACTGCTGAACCATCTTTAGTTGCGTTTAGTACACCAGTTGCTGCACGGATAACAGCGAGTTGACCACCATAACGTAGAAACTCAGATGCTACTAACCAGTCCGATGCGTTAGCCTCAGCTGGTGCTCCGAAAGTGTCAATAAGTTCTTTTTCGGATCCGATATTTACAATTTTGCCTACAGGTCCCTTGGTGAACGTAGAAGCAATAGCACCTCTAAGTGCAGATACTCCTGTGATAACACCAGTGGACAAATCACGTTCTCTAATAACAACACCAGGCGAGACTTGACTTGCCATTTAATTTTACCTCTTAGATATCAATTTTATCTAAAGGTATTTAGAATTTCTGATGTCTTAACAGGGGAAACAATGCGTGAACACTCTACCAGTCTGGATAGTTACTTTCTATTACTTTCTTTTTCGTTCTTCTTTTTTCTACTATTCTTTTAATAGTACAGTCTTTACACTCATATGAATATGCTGACGGCAAACCTCTTTTTTGTTTACGTGTCATATAGAAATCTTCAATCAGGTTTTTACTTTTTTTACAAGATCTACAAGTCCTTTCTTTGAAAAGAAGATGTTCCAGACTGAACTGATCCCCAATATCCATCATAAGTCGGGCAACATGTATCCGACTTCTTCTTGTTTATCTCCGTACCAGAATGATCCTTCTGCGTCCACGAAGGTATCATCACCCAAGCCGTCATCAATAAAACCAAAGGGAGCCATATCTTGCTCAATTTGATTACGTTGTTCATCATAGATTCTCCTTCTAATATCTTGGTCAGTCATTTCTTTAAAGTATTCCTGCATGACTAACCATGCAAACAATACCATACACATAACAAGGTCATCATGATATCCCTCGTCTGCTTCCCACGCCTGTTTCTTTTGTACAAACGTAGTTAGTTCTTGGAAAATTTGGAAGTCATTAAACAATAACTTATCTTCTTCAATGATAGCTTTGAGATTAGCACAACCTATTTTCTTCACAGTTATACTCATCTTAACACCTAACTGTGTTTTGTTTCCTGAAAACCCTTGTCCAACTACTTGTCCAGCTCGTCCACGCATTGCACACATAAGAACATTAGGATACTCAAGATCATAGTTCAACGTTGCTGCTATACTGTCTCCTATATCATTTACTTCTACTAAAATGTATGGGTTATTATATTCTTTTGCTACTTGGAAGATGACCGAGGGAAACAGTACAGGCTTAATCTCATTATTTCTGTACTTCGCAACGATTTGATACGGCACACTGGTGATATCAAACACGAGGAAAGCACTATAGTCTCCGCCAATGCCTCTGGCAACATCAACAGTAATAATGTATTCGTGATCTTTTTCTGCTCGCGAATAAATGTCAAGTCCCGCATTGCTCTTAATAGGATCGTGAAATGGTATAGTTTGTAGTTTTGCTGGACTGATTAATGTGTCAGCAGAACCAAGGAAGTCACATTCAAACTCTTGTGCAAACTGTCTTGGTGACGTATTCTTTATTGTCTCCTCTTTCCATTTAGCATCTCTACCTGGTACTTGAGACCAATGTACTTCATTTGTAACATAATCATTTTTATCACGTCTAGCATCTTCCCACATCTTATAGAAGTGATTCATACCATTAGGTGTAGATATAATTATGACTTTAGTTGATTTACCAGAAGTAATAGTAGGATAAACCGAGGCAAAGAATTGCTCTGCGACGTGGTTAGGGACGAATGCAAACTCGTCAAGGAATAGAATGTTGAAGGACATACCTCTAACTGCACTAGCAGA